TAGAGAGAGCCTACATCAACATGGGTATACATAGTGAGACACCACGAGTCCATGTAGATAGTGGTAGCAAGGGTGATAAAACTCTGCTATACTATATCAATGAGGAATGGAATAATAATTGGGGTGGTGAGACCATCTTTATGTCTTCTAACTGTAAGGTTATAGAACACATAACACCATTTGTTCCTGGTAGAATTATTATATTTGATTCCACCACTCCACACGCAGCAAGACAACAGTCATTTGCTGGTCCCATGTATAGATTTACATTAGCAATAAAATTCAGAGCATGAGTGTATACACAATGTTCTCAGTGCCAATCATTCATTATGAGATTGAAAACTGGGCAGAAAATAAACAGAAGATAATGGATGCTCTACCTGACCATAAGAAGGAGCACTATGAGATCAGTGATGACAGTATCACAGGTCTTTACACAGATTTTTATAAGAATGCAGAGGTCGGTAACGATACCTTACCTGACTATGCATCAGTAGTAATTGATATTATCAAACCATATCTTCAGGACTTTACTGACCAGAGGAGAGTAGAGTTTACTGACATGTGGTACCAAACAGAGGAGTATGGTTCATCACATGGTCTACACAATCATGGACACAGTGGGTGGTCGTCAGTAATATATGTTGATTACAATCCTCAGATACATTCACCTACACAATTCTTCTCACCATTCAATAACCCTTGGAATGGTAACCTAGAAGCATACCAACCACCAGTTAAGGAAGGTGACATGGTTATATTCCCATCTACTATTGCTCATGAAGCACTACCTAATAGTTCACGAGTGTCTAGGACTGTGATATCATATAATTTAAGAGGTCACACTGATGTAGTTAAGTATCAGTTGTGGCAAGGTGATCCTATTGTCAGGAGACTTATAGACAAACGTTATGGGGATGGTATGCAGCCATGAGTGAGAATAATATAAGTGTTGACGGTGATATAACAATCTATAAGGGAAGGATGTGCAGTAAACGCACTGACTTCGTTTGGGGAAGAGAGATAGACCATGATATATGTGATGGTCTTATGGATTTCTGGGACAATCAAAGATTCTTACCTGTTACACCAGGTCAGGTCTATGATCACGGTGATATATCTGTTAACAAAGAGTTTAAAGACTCGATGGACGTACATATACCCCACCAGATAGGAATGCCTATGATACAGGACTATGTGGTGGCATTACAGGAGGTGCTCAATGATTATATTGAGACCTTCCCTTTCTGTGAGACATCTAGGTTTCAAATTGTTGAGCCTATGAGTTTACAATGCTATCCTGTAGGTGGTGGGTTTAAACAGTGGCATACTGAGAGACTCAGTGCTTTACCAGGAAATGCACACAGACACCTTGTCTTTATGACATACCTTAACGATGTTCCTGACGGTGGGACTGAATGGTATCATCAAGACCTTTACATTCCAGCAAAGAAGGGTTATACTGTGATCTGGCCAGCAGATTGGACTCACTTCCATCGTGGCAGGGTAAGTCACACCTTAGAAAAGCAGATCATCACTGGATGGTTCTCCTTTATATGAGCGACAACCAGTACCCCTACTTACTACAACAGTATCGAATGGCACTAAAGGATCAGGGAGCAATCCCAAAGGAAGGTCAGGATGAGTTGTGGAATAGAGCACTCGATATCTTCATCGAGTCTGTCCATAAACCTGACAACTCACTACGCACTTGTGCTCACAACCAGAAGTGCTACAATGAATTGATGTGGATCAGAGATGACATCATAGAACACTTAAACACACTACGGAGATCAAGACAATGACTTGTGGATTACATACAAAATTGGATGCTGCTGTAACAGCAGTGAAGACAGCACTTACTACTGCACTCGACGCAGACATTGCTGAGAAAGATTTAGAAGATATACTAGCAGCATATACTAACCTTAAGTCAGTTGCTAAGAGAGTACCTACTGGTATTACTTTTGTACCAGACACTACGTTAGGAGATGCACTCACATTCAATGACAATATCAACATCGATACCTCTGAGTATGTCGGTGCTGCTGAGACAGTTACCTTTGGAGGAGATTATGTTGCAGGTCTTGGACAGGATGTGATAACCTTCGGTGATGACATTGATAAGGATATCTAATTGAGGTGTGGGTATCCATACCTATAGGGGTTGACAGGAATTTAATGTTTGCTATATAATATTGTTACGTTACTTAACAAAAGTAAACACAATGACACAATCAGTGGCAAAACGGTATACAACTACCGAGTATGGAAAGCAAAACATCTTTCCTGTCGAGCCAAGAATCGAGGTCTTAGAAAACCAAGACTATTGGAAGAATGCTGAGTTATTAAATGGTCGTCTTGCGATGATCGGTTTATTCGCAGCAGTACACAACTATGCCATCTTCGGATGGATAATACCAGGCATTGGTTAGTCGAACCAAGGTCTCTTTAAATTTCTACCCCTATTAATCTAAGAAAATGACACCAGAAGCAGAAAAGTTTAACGGTTGGATGGCAATGATCGGTTTCGTAGCCGCAGTCGGAGCATACATCACCACAGGTCAGATCATCCCAGGTATATTCTAATGGGAAATCAAGGCACTTACGATCTCTTTTGGAGATCAAACGGAAGAGCAACTATGGTACTCTTCTGGGTTGGTATAGCAATCTATACTAAGTTTAAATACTTTGCTTAAAATCTGCAAAGTATAAATACTTATTCATAAATGTTAACATAACAACACAAATCAATGAGCGACTTCGTAGCCGCATCAGACAGTATATCACCACTAGTAGCAGTCCTCTGGGTTTTCTATCCTATGACTGCTTTAGTCTTGATAGAATTATTTTTAAGAGCCATCAATGATGACGATGACGATCAAGATGGTGGCAAAATGATACCAGCATACTCACCTTCAGGAGCATAACATGCATTTCATAGTTTTCGGTTGCGTTTTAGCAGCAACAGCATACGCTAACGTATTTTCATTCGTAATGCAATGATAATTGTATTCATTATTGTAGCAATGCTCCTCCTCTTAGTAGGTCTAGGAGTATGGCAGACCTTTGGTAAAGGTAAGGATGATCTTAGAGATCCTATTGACGAGCATGCTAAACTACATGAGCTAGGTATAGCACACGGTCATTCGCCTAAAAGATAATGCTTTTTTTAATTTCAGTAATGTCATTCGCAAACTTTGTATTCTATCCTCTAGTGATAGCAACAATCATTGCATTTATTATTGAGCAGATCTTCAGAGCACAAGATAAAGCACCTCAAATACTGAGGTCAATGGCAGTTAGAAAATATTTTTGGAGACAGGCATGGATATTCAACATCATATGGTTTGTTGGATACTTCATACTATTAATAGTCAACAGACCAGGGGCACAGCAGATGCCTGATCTAATATGGCAGGGTTAGAGACTACATTAATTACAATACCTCAAGGGTGGCATCCACTCCTCGAGCTTGCTCTTATAATTACTATCGGAGTGACGTTCGGATGAACAGTGTACCGATTAGAATACTGTCACAAGGAGGAGTGGATCCCCTTGACCAAATACAAGAACCTTAGTAGAATGAAAGCTAACTTCCTTATGAGCATCGCTCAAATGATGCAGAAGGAAGAGATCTATAGCAAACTTAGGATGGTAAGTGATGATTGATGACTGGAGAATTGATGATGGTAAATTAGAAGAGAGGAAGTTGTGCCTTGGGTGCTTTGCATCTAGAGGTATTGACCTTAACAGATCTGTCTATGAATTTTCTCATTGGTTTGTCAAGGAAGGCAAACTAGATCCTTATCTTCCCACCGAAGAGAATGGTTTGTTACAGAAAGAGGTTGAAGAATTTGCAGGTGACTACTTTAAGATGGCATGTGATGCTATACTTAAAGGATATGATGAGTGGAAGAAATGATTACGGATTTATTCCCAACAAAATTATATGAAGAGAAGGTGTCAAACTATGACACTATACAAGAAGACTTTGCAACGGTAGAAGAGGGTATTGAATGGCAAAACCTATGGAATACTCACCTTATATCTGATGCAAATTTCATAGAAGATATAATACCTGATAGTTTCAGAGAAGAATTACAAAGACATACCTATACTTACACTGGTCGTGATGACTTCAAGGTCTCTGCATCGTGGATGTCACGGTTAGAACCAGGAAATTATAGTGTTGCACACCAGCATGGTCACGCAGATCTGTCTGGTGTTTATTATTATAAGACTACAGGAGAAGATGGAGATTTATATTTTCAAACACCTAACCTAGCAGCAACCACTACAGTCTGGTCTACTCAACCAAACTATGTGTCACTGCCACCAGTGCAAGGTAAGTTATTATTATTTCCTGGTTGGTTAACTCACGGTATACATACGAATGTGTCAAGACATACTCGTATCAGTGTATCATTTAATATAGTATTTGATAGACCATGAAGATTGTTATTGTTGGTAGTGGTACCTCTGGTTGGATGACTGCTGCTGCACTGTGTAAAACATATCCTGACTGGGATATCACTATGGTAAGACATGGTGTACCCATAGGGACTGGTGAATCATTGACACCTCATGTCAATCAATACCTAAGTTACATGGGTATTGATGATAAGACCTTTCTTAAAGAGGCAAGAGCAACATACAAATCATCATCTAGGTTTGAGGATTTCCATAGCATAGGTCATGTCTTCCATTACCCTAATGGACAGTCAATATCTAAGCAACCACAGATGCATAACTGGATGCTTGCCAAGGCTTATTACCCTGACATATGTCCACCATTCGCAGATGTTTTCATGCCCTTCGTTACTATTGCGGAGGAAGGGAAGCTTCCAATGAATGATAGAGCATTATTTCCTTATGACATTTCTAAAGACAGAGCATTCCATATCGACGGTGCTAAGTTCTCTTCCTATCTACAAGAGACTTTCTGTGACACTCTTACAGTGGTTGATAGTAAGGTTGACTCGGTACGTTACAACAGAGGACGAATTTCAGGTGTCTTTCTGGAGAGAGGGTCGTACGATCTCAGGGCACCGTCAATTGATGCAGATCTCTATATCGACTGTACTGGGCAAGCATCTACACTAGGTGGGTCACAGAGTAGTTGGGTACCATACGATAACATTCTTACTGACACTGCTATCGTAAGAAGGAAAGAATATACTGATAAAGATAAAGAGATGGTACCTTATACCAATGCTAAGGGTATGAGTGCTGGTTGGAAGTGGACAATACCAACGTGGGATTTTATCTCAGAGGGATATGTATTCTCAAGTAAGCATCAGACTGAAGAGGAAGCGAAGGAAGAGTTTGGTGATGGTAAAGTAATTAAGTTTCGTAACGGTAGATACGAGGACGCATGGGTTGGTAACTGTGTGAAGATTGGATTGTCATATGGATTCATTGAACCATTAGAATCTACATCACTATTCAATACAGGACATGGCATCCTAATGCTCTGTGACCTACTAGAAGAGGGTCATCCAGGTTCATTCGCACGTGATAGGTTTAACACCAGTCTCA